CCATTGTAAACGGAAACTTCTAATAAATCGGTTGCACTTAATGCGCTTCCTTTTGGTGTTAATGCGCTAATTTTTTTATTTGCCATAATTTTTATTTTTAATTTTCTATTATTCTAAAATCAGTTAAAAAGAATCCTTCAACGTTTCTTAAATCTCCCGCTTCCGTTTCCCTATAATTTGATTCTGGTTGTATAGGAATAAAGTCGTTTAATAAGTTAAACGTTGTTTCGCCCGTTGTTAAACTTGTTTTAAAGTCGTTTATAATGTATCTTTTGTCTCTTATAATAAGCCTATCGTTTAGTTTTAACGACGTTAAAATTGAAATAGGTAGTACCGCCTTAACGTTTGTTAATCTATTCTTAGGGTCAAACAAATTGGCTAAATAATCAAAGTAATAAGTTGCGAATAAACTTTGTTGAATCGGTATACCTAAATAAGTTGACGTTTCTGGCGCAAAGTTTAACGAGTAATCAATACCACCTACGTTTGTGTCTTGTCCAAATATTTGAACTGAATTACAAGCTAAATTTCCCGTTGAATCTTTTATATAAATTGGATTCGTTGCAACAACGTCTTGAGAATAATAAAGTATGCAAGGCTTCGGAATATACGGAGCTAAAGCGCTATTAATTGCAAACCCAACTTGTACGTTTGTTCCCGTGTATTTACTAAACATAAGATTTTCAAAAGGAACTTCAATATTTAATTCTCCTCCGTCGTATGGGTAAGGTTGTTCCGTGTTTCCGTATTCTTTTAAACCCGTTTGTAAATAATATTTATTTGTTATGCTTTCGCTTGGTTGATATCTAAACGAAATTTTTTTGTAAAGTTTTACCCTTTCAATATCAATGCTTGTTGATTCCGTAAAAGTTGTTATGTCAAAAACGTTTCCAGACGCATACCAATAGTTTAATGTTTCAACTAAAAATTCGTTGGGTGTATCCGTACCTGTAACCGTTAAATTAAATTCCCTAAGTAACCCTGAAAAGAAATCTGAAATTTTTAAATTGGGTGCGTTTCGTTGTAAAGACGTTGTCGGAAATAACGGAATAGGTGCAACGTTAAAATTTGCAAAAGCAAAAGGTAAACCCGTTACATTATAATAGTAAAAATAAAACAAAGTAAAATCTAAAACTACTATGTCAGTTGCTCTTGCTTGGAAAAAGTAAGTATTGTTTAATCCTAAAGTATCGGGTACGTTTACAATATCAAAAGTTACGCCCGTTCCGTCTCCTAAAATTGATTGTACTAAGTTTCCATTTAAATAAACGTCAATATAAAAAGGTACGATTGTTGGCGTTATTAAAGCCAATTTTACTGAGTGCGAAGCCCCAACCGAACCTGCGTTACTTGTTGCTTGAATACTTATCGTATTGTTTACGTTACTAACAAAACTTGACATTGCAACCCCGTTTGGAAAAGTTCCCGTTTGACTTACGAAGTTTGTTATATTTACCGTTGTTGGCGTTGACATTATTTCAAAGCGGTCTCGGTTTTTATACCACAAATAAGCATTTTTAAAATTGTCCGTTAAAAAGAAATTACTTGTAAAAGTTATTCCATAACGCAACTCGATTAACTGCATTATTCGACTTAATCTTAATGCTGGGAATAATTCGCTTGTGTCAATTGCTCCTAATACGGTATCTATTTCGCTTGCGGGTGTTGAAACAAACCAGGACGGAGTTGTTCCGTTTGCGCCTTGCGTATTGTATTGCCAAAATTCCCCCGAACTTATAAGCGGGTAAGCTATGTCCGTGAATCCTAAAAGCCCTTCAATATAAAATTGTATCGTTGGTAAATTTACCGCTTGGTCAACGCTTGAGTAATCCAAGTCGCTCAACTTGTCTTCGCCGAATAAATCTTTTAAGCTCGTTAATTGCCCGTAAAAAGTAATCGTGTAATTTTCAACTTGTCCGTTCTTTACGTTGGACTTTTCTAATTGAATTCGTCCACGTCTAAACGTTGTCATATCAATTTCAATATATCCGTCTTTTCGTTCCTGAAAGTTATAAGTGCCGTCAACGTCCGATTGGTAAAAGTGTTGGAATATTGCGTTGTTTCGTGTTGTTGCGGGAATCGTAAACGCTTGCGAAAAGTCCGTGCTTGTCTTTGAAATATCCGCTATGTTTTGAACGCTCGAATTTACTTCGATTGTTTCGTCGTTGAATAAATCTATTTGTTGCCCTTCGATAAAAACCCTTACTTCCCTTTTCATTAAATTACATTATTTATCGTGTCAAACGCCATTTCAAAGTCCAAAGAATAATTAATCTTTTTGTTGTTTATGTTCTTTTCTTTGTTTATGCTTTTCGTGTTTATTCTTATTGGTAATTTCGTGTTTCCTTTAGTCCATAAAACCCGCTCCGATAATAAAAGTTGTTGTAAGTTTTCGTTAAACGTTTCGTCAACCCAACCTGAATTAACTTTGTATTTTATTCCTCCGTTGTTATTAAAGATTTGTTTTTGCCCTTGCTTTACGTCGTAAGTCAATGCGTCAATCGTCATCATAAAATTATAAGGGGTCGATTGAACTTCTAAACTTTCATAGCTTGCCTTAAAAAATGTTTCTCTTTGCCAACCGCCGAATTTGTTTATAAAGTCTAAAACGATTGGTTCGTATTTACACTCCGTAACGGGTCTAAAATATCCAGTCCAAACAAGAAACGAAAAAGGTAAAGGAGTTAAAATTTTAACTTTTGCCCCTTCCGAAATCATAGACGACGGAACTCTGAAAAAATCAAATACCCTTGCGCTTGTCGCTGAAAAAGTAAATGTTGTTCCCGTTTGTAAACCCGTATATTCAACAATATAATTAATAGGTAAGTAAGCCGTAATTGTACCAGATAAACTTTCGCTTGTTGTTGGGTAGGCGGGGTCGTAATAGTAATTGTAATCCATTTCGTCTGCTAAAACAACTGCTGACCCAAACGAGTAATCGGGATTAATTCCCGTTTCATAATATCCGAATCCGTCAAACGCTTTGTAAGTTGTGTTAAATTGAGCGACATAATTACCACCTATTAAATTGTAAGTGTAAACATCAACTAAAGTATATTCTTCGTAAGGCGTTAATTGTAAATTTGTAGCCGCGTTGTCGGGGCTTGACGGGTGCGTTATGTTTTCGCGTATGTACGGGCTTAAATTATAAAGCGTTACCGTGTTGTTTGAAGCGGGTATTAATTTACTCAACGTGTAAGTCGGTGTCGCTGGCGGTAATGCGTTCGCCTTGTAAATGAATATTTCGACTTTTGAACCCGTTTGTGTTGCGTCGTCAACTTCGATAATAAAAGGACTGCGGACAAAAATAAAGTCTTGAGTAGGTAACGCCATTGTTATTTAATTTTAAAATTTTCTTTCATTATTGTATCAAATGTTTCTTCAGCTTCTAATCCGTAGGCTTCAATCATTTCGTTTGGTAAATTCTTAAACGCCGCTTCAAAAGGTTTGGTAAAAAATAAACTTGGTTTAATTCCCTTTTCAAAAATACTTCGTGCAATTGCAAATTGTAATCCTTTACGAGTTGTAAATTTTCCCTCTTTGTTTCTGGGTGCTATTCCTTTTTTTACTATCCATTTGTCAAACGCTTTTGGCGGTGGCATTTTGTTTGTATATGAAAACTTTGTGTCGTATTTCTTTTTAGTTCCTGAAACTCCTTTGTCTTGATAAAACCCGTAATCAGCCATATCGAAATAAAGCCTTAACGAATTCGGCATTGTTTTAATTTCCCCTTTGATTGAATCGTAAAGTTTACGGCTGCTATTCTTTTTTAACTTGCTTAAATTACTGCGAGCTTGTTTAATAACGTAGTCCCTAAATTCTTCTAATATTATTTGTTGTTCGTTTTTTTCCATTTTAACAAATAGTCATTTCGTTTGGAACTAAAACGTCGAATGTCATCGTCCAACCTGAAAGCAAGTTTTCAAAGCGTTCCGTAAATGGTTCGCAGTTTGGGTTGCCGTCAATCTGAAATAAGTCGTATGCTAAACTCCCGTGCAACATAATATCGTACGCGCGGTTTAAGATAGCAAGCGTTGAGTTCAAAGCGTCTTGAGTGTTGTCGTTGCCTAAATAAACATTCGTGTTTTCGTTCTTCGATATGTCTACTAAATCCATTGCAATCAAAGAAATATTAAACCGCAAAACGTTTGTTTCAAACGAACACGAATTAACCATAATATGAACAAGCGGGAAAATAGTTTGTTTAGACAAATCAACTTGGAAAATATCCCCTTCGCTTACTGAATTAACTAAAGCGTCTGCGTCAAAGTGCGTTTTAAGTTTGTCTATTGCCGTGTAAAACCCTATCATTTTTTTATGTATTTATTTAATTGCCTTTGTTCTATTTCGTTTTTTTGTTTCTCAAAAGTTAAGTAGGTCAAACATTTAAGTAATCCCATTGCGGTAACTTCGTCAAATTTTGTGACATCTCCTTTAGCGAGCGCATAAATTGATTGATACCAACCCCATTGTTTTGAAAATTGTGTTCCTTCGCTAAAGTCTCCAATACTTTCGGATTCTTCGTTATCTCCTGTTCTAAATAAGCTATCGTACTTTGTAGTAATTCGCTTCCTAAATTCCAAAAAAAAACCGACGAACTCAACGTTACTCCGAGCGGTGCGAACTTCATTAAATCGGAAAATTCCGCCGTTCCAGTGTACTCAATTAATTCGTGTCCGTCTTTTACTTTTTGTTTAATTGGACGATACATTACCGCCATTGCTTTATGGTATGTTTCCCAACTTTTCAAATTTTCTTCTAAGTCGACGTATTCTCCAAAACTTATATTTTGTAAATCAGGAATAAAACCAAACTCCAAATCTTTTATTTTAAATGTCGGTGTAAATTTTGGGGTTTCGGAAAACAATTTATTAAAGTGTTCGACTAACTTTCGCACTTCAGTAAACTTGATATTTATAATTTCTTTTAATTCTATTCCGCAAAATATTTGAATCATTTTTTCCGCTAACATTTCGTTGTCGTTAGTCGTTTCTTTTACCTTAATAAATTGCTGGTATTGCCCCAAGGTAATTTCGTTTAAGTCCGTTGGAATGGTTAATTCTAATTTCATATTTATATAATTAAGTTTTCGTTTTCTTGTTATATGCAACCGCTATTTCGTAAGCGTATAAAAGCATTTCAAAATGTAGTACAAATTTCCTTGAATCGCTCATATTTATTTTAACCTTTACGCCTTTGCGCTGGTAAATGTATTCTTCAACAACTGCAATCATTACGCTTATATCGTCCGTCATCTTATAAAGTATAATCCCTTTGTTGGGTTTGCTAATTGGTACGATACCGCATAACGTAACGCATCGATAGCGTGGTTATGTTTATCAATCGGTGTTTTGCTTTTCTTTTCCAACCACGAATAGTTGTTTAGTTCTTTTATTAAGTCAATACTATCTTCAGAAATTACCAAGTCGTAATCCTGTAATAAACTAATTCCATAAATTACGGAGTCCGCTCCTTTGATTGTTGGAACTACATTATTACCCAACGAATTTAGTTCGCTTATTAATCTTGGTTCGGAGTTGTCCCCTACTATTAAATCTTTGTCGGCAAACTCGGAATTCAATCGTGCTATCTGGCTTGTTGTTAATGCTTGTTTGTAAAATAGTAACTTGACGTAAATAACTTTGTTTGTCTTGTCGATATTTGTTTTGACTAAGGTTGTCGGGTCTGCGCTGAATCCGTAATCTTGCCCGTAAACGTTTGTCCCTATTTCTCTAAATTGTCCTATTGTCCAATTGGTAAATATAACGCCTTCCGCTTTGTCTAACCAACCACCTAATATTGTATGCTTGTATTTTTCAGGTCTTCGTGTTTTGATATTTTCAACTTGGGTTAAGAATGATTCCGAAAGGTTTTCAAGGTTGTCTAAATAAGTCGTGTGAATGTAAGTCGTATCGTTTTTAATTGTGGTTGTTCCTTGTTCTATTCCCTTGCTTTCAAAAAACTTGTCATAAATAAAATGTTCCTTTGTAGTTGGATTAAGAATAAGAATAACGCGATTTTGTTTTGTCTTATGTCTAATTGATAAATCTATTTTATCAAACGTGTCTTCGTCGGTAAGTTCTTCGGCTTCGTCAAGTACCCAAGTAGTAACCCCTTGTAAAGATTTAAGGTTTGCCGTTTGTGTTCCAGAACTTGTCTTGATTCCTTTGAATATTATTTTACTTCCTGTTTGAATATTTATTATTTCGTCTTTTGTTACGATAAATTGGTCTTGCATTTCCATTAACTCAATTTTTTCTATGAACTCGGGAATAATAGAAATACCCGCAGAAACTAAAGTGTAACGTGTAAACAAAACAACGTGTCCGCTTTCTTTTGTAAGTAACAATAAAAACGTGGTAACGCTATAAGACTTCGACGAACCACGACCACCCGTTACAATAAAGTAACGCGAGTTTGTACCTAAATAATTAAACTTCGGGTTTAATACTATCAATTTTAAATAAGTCTTTTACGTCAAAATTAGATACGCTTAATGTTGTTTCAACCGTTTCTTTTGGTTTGCCAAATAAATGTTCAGCAATAAATATTTGTCCGCGTTGTGATTCTAATAAAGTAACTACAAAACTAATTTTATTTTCGTCGTCCGTATCTTTGTTGTAAAGGCGTTTTAAACCTTCAACGAATAATGTATTAACTTTTGCTTCGTCTGCCTTTGTATGCCTTCCTCCGTTCGTCTTATGCCCTCCGTTGTTCTTCCTTTTGTCTTCCATAATTAAAAAAAGTATTAATTAATTAATTTTCTTGTTTGTATTCGTTAATTACTTTGTTTAATCCGTTTACAACTTCCCTCAAACACGAACCGCAACTAGTCGGTTGCCTTTTTTGTGAAAAGACACGATTGTAAATTTTAAGTAGTTCCCGTTGTTCGCTGGGTATTAAAACGTTCTTAGCTAAAACTTTGCTTTCAGTCAAGTAAGTAAATTCTTCTTCGGTCAAACACTTGGGTTTTGCGTATGGAAATAGTTTGTTTAACTTTTCCTTTCGTTCTTCGCACCCGCAATCTTCGCCTAATAACCATTTAGCCACTTTTGCAATTCCCGTTTTTTCTAAAACAATTTCGATTGTGTCTCCTAATCCAGTAGGTTCGATTAAAGTGTTTTCTTCAATGTCAATTTTAGTTAATTTTTTCTTTGCCATAATTTCTATTTAATTAATTCGTAATCTTTGTTTTTATAATCTTGGTAATTTTCCCCTATGTTTTCTTTTATTCGTGTTTTGCAATATTTCAACGTGTGGAAAATAGACGTAACGCTTATATTAGTTTCCTTGCTTATTTCCCTCATCGACATATCGGAATCTTTATAAAGGTTGAATAACATTTGGTCGTACCAGTGCCAATCATCAACTATGTTTTCAACTTGGTTTAATATTGAATTGAATGATTCGTGTTTTTGTACTTCTGAAACTTCGTCTGGTAGCATCGCGATTGAATCTAAATCGACCTTTTGCATTTTGTTTGCTTTATTCACGTGTTGTAAAAATGTATTCTTTAACGCTAACCAAACATAAGATTTGTTTAAGTTTCCGTTGGTAAATAGTTTGTCTTCGTTGCTCCATTTCATTAACATAATGTAAGTTTCCTGAACGATATCCTCAGCAAAGAAATATTCGCCAAATGAGTTAACTATTTTAACCCATTCTTTATGGTGTTTTACTACTTTGTTAATCCAGTCCAATTTTACTTTGCTTAAATATTAATCAAATATATGTTTATTTTTTCAACAAGTGCTAAATAATCTTATCAACAAACTTTTGTTAAATAAAAAACCCCTAATTAAAGGGGTCTGAAACTTAGTTTAATTTCAAGCGGTAAATATACTTGTCTAACTTCTTTGCGGTTTCTAAACTTACGTCTTTGCCCGCTAAGAATCGGTCTATATTGTATTGATGGAATTTTTCCCCTCGACCTTTTATTTCTTTTACAACTTGGTTTCGTGTTCGTGTTTTGAGTGCTTCAATTAAAGAAACTCGTAAATTATAATCGTCTATTAACATCGGTCTAAATTTATTTCGTTGTCGCTTAAAATTTCGTGAAACCTTTCGTTCATTTTATCAAGAAATTTATATTGGTCGTCTCTTAATTCTCCGTGTTTTAAGATAGCCCGTAGTTCGTCTTTTATTTCAGTTAACGCGAAATACATTTTCGTTGATTTTACGGCGCAATTAAATTCGAATTCATCGTCTGGCAAGTTATATTTTAGTTTTGCTTTCATATCAAAAAGGTAAGTCGTCGTTGTCAAAATTACTTTCGTGAATTATTGTTTCCTTTAACGCTTCACGTCCTTTGTCTGCAAATTTTTGAGCGTCAAAGTTTTGAGCCGCGTTTATTTGCCAACCTTCAATCGTGTTGAAATACTTTATTTCGCCTTGTGGACTTTCCCATTTGCGCCCTCGTAAATTAATACTTACTTCGACTTGTTCGCCTATGTTGTTTTGGGTTAATAACTCGGTTTTGTCCTGAGTGAATTGAATTGTAATGTATTGCGGGAACTTTTCGTCCGTTAATAAAACTACGTCTTTACTCTTAAATTTTTCGCTTACCGTTCTAAGCGCGCCCACAAAGTGGATTCTTCCTGTTACTTTCATTTTTTAAAATAATTAATTGTTAGTGCAATAGTGCAAACCCAACCCCAAACAATTGCTGGGGTTAAAAGTATTGTTAGTAAAATTATCATAGTTTATTTATTAGTTCGTTATAATATTCTCGGCATTCTTCTATTCGTGTTTTGATTGCTTCGATTACTTCGTCGTCTTTTGCTATTTTAAACGTTTTTACGCGCTTTTCTTTTGGAATGTGTCCAAACGTATGTTTAGCCTGAACAAACGCTCTTAAATCTAAACTTTCCTCGATTAAACTTGCTTTCCAATGTTCCCTTCTAATTTCGTCTTCAACGATTTGTAAAGGAGTGTCAATCAAACAATAGCAAAGTAAACATTCTTCTTTGTCCGTTAGCCACATATAGCCTTGTAATTGGTAAAAATAATCCTTATTTTTTAATTCAGTATCGAAAAATGGAAACGTTGTAGCGTCCCAACTTGACTTGACGTCTAAAAGTATTTCGTTCGTGTTTACGTCTGGAGTTCCTGTAATCCAATCGTTACTAAAATGTTCCTCGTTTTTGTAAATAAACCCTAATCCTAAAACGTCGTTGCAAAGCGCGATTGAAAGTTCCTCGACTTCGTTTCCTTTGTCGGTATAACGGCTTGAAAATTCTTTGCGTATTCCGTAGATTTCCTGAACGGCTAATTCTTGTAAGTAAGTTTTAGTAGTTTGGCTTAACGATTCCCCTTTTGTTTTGGGGTTGGTCATTATTTTACCGATTGCTGAGCTTCTTATTTTCATTGTTCTAAGGTTTTAAGTTGTTCAGGCGTTAATTCGAAAGTTTTTGTAAGTTCGTCCATTGTATAACCGCCGTCGCTTATTGCCTTAATTGCTTTTGCTAACCTTTTATCGTCAATGGCTACTTTTTTAGTTTCGTTTTTTGGTTCGGTCTTTACTTGTTCGCCACCAGCGTCCGTGTCTTTGTCCGTTACTAATCCTAAAGCACTTGATAAAGCGTAACGCCTTAAGTAAGTAATTGCACTTCCCAGAACTTGAAAATCATTCATTCCCTTTAATGCAACGTTTTGAGGAATAGACGTTTTACTTTCTAACGTTTCCCCGCTTTCGACGTGAAAAATAATTGTAATTAAGTCCGTGCCGTGAATCAATTGAGTAAACCCTAATCCGTGCTTTTTTAACAAGGGGTTTATTACTTCAAAGATTTTTGGTAAATCTGCGTACGTGTAGCCGTAACCTTGCGTCGCTTTGTGAATCGTTGGAACTTCTTGTTGGAATTCCGCTAAACTTTTAAATAAGTGTTTCATTTTATTGGTTTTTATTGGTTAGTATTAATTGTTTTTCAAAATGTTGTACAACTTGTTTTATGCTTCGCGCGTTACAAATAAATTTTCTTAAATTAAAAGAATTAGTTATATTTTGAATGTAGTACTTATCACGAGAATCGCAACCTTCTTTTACTGCATTTCTTATTGGCGTTAAAAAACAAATTTCTTCCCCATTTACACAAAGAATTCTTTGCTTTTCTTCTTTTATAATTGTTAATTGTGTCATTGTTTTTAGTTTTATTGGTTAATAATTATACACAAATATAATACTTTATTTTAATATACAACTATTTTTTTATTTTTTTTTTAATTTATTTTTAAAAAATCTATTATCGGTAATAAAATTCCTTTGCTGGTGTTGTTGTCCCCGCCTAAAACATCGCGGTTAGTTCCTAAGTATTTTCTACAAAGTATCTTTAATTCGTTTTTTTCTATTGTAATAAAATGCTTTTCGCTCAACCAATAAACCCAATAATGCGCTTCGCTTGTTGCTAATCCTGAAGGTTTGTTTCGGCTTTCGTATTCAACAAAAATATTACCCGTTTCCATTGCTCTAAAATCCCGTTTAACTTCTATTTTTTTTTGTAGTAATTCGGCTAATTGGTTTTCGTATGTTTGTCCGACTTGTAAATCAAACTTAAAATCGTTGTTATGCTTCATTTTAATTTTTGTTTGTATATGCTAATTATTTCTTTTAATTCGTCCCTTGTGAATTTTCGAGTTTCGTGCGCTTTCGCCTGTAACTCAATTAATCGTTCCGCTCCAATTCTTTGTTGTATTCCGATTTGATAGTTTAATAAGTTGCCGTGTAAATATTGATTACAATAAACGCATTGTCCGTGTACGTTGTCTTCGTCAAACGTTACCGCTTTGTGTCCACCCATTGAATAATAGTGTCCAGCGTCAAATTTTTGTCCTAATAACGAACCGCACGAAATACAACCTTTTGTTCGGTCGCGGTTTCTTATGTAGCTATTAAAATAAGTTTGCGCTAATTTTGTAAGTTCCTGAACGGTTTGTAATTTTTCCTTTATTTCGTGTTTTCGTGTTTTCCATTCTTTTTCCTTTTGGGAGTTAACCCAAACTCTTATGCAAGGTTCTTCCAAACAATATTTTTGGTTAAATCTTATTGGCTCAAAACCAACTTTGCAATTTTTACATTTTTTCATCTTAAAAATTATTTGCTTCAATTTCGTTTTCTAATTGCTTAATTCTAAATTTTAATTCCAAATTTAATTGCTCTAAACTATTTGAACTTGACGAAAAAATACGTGCTTGTTTTTCCAGAACTAAAAATGTTGTTAATACTTCCGATAATTCGTTTTCGGTTTCCTGCATAGAATTTATTAAATCGGTTCGGTGTCCGTTTTTTTCTTCGATTTCCTCACGGCTTATTTTTAACTTAAGTAAAGTTTTTCGTAAAATTGCCGTTGCACTTAGTAGTTTAATTTCCATTTTTATTGGTTTATAATTTGTTTAGTTGCATACGCTTTTTGATAAACGTTCGGCGCTGGGTTCGTTTGTTCGTAATAACTCAATCGTTCTTTGTCAAACCAAATTTCAATCATTCCAATATTTCCGTTTGAACGCGGTTTAATTTTATTAAAATGTATTTCAGCAAGGTTAAACGTTGGGTCTTGTCTATGAACCGTAATCATACATTTACCACTATTAAACCATTCACTACCGCCTTTCAAATCGTAAGGAACAGGAGCGTTTCGTTTTCCGTTTTCTTTTTCGGTTAATTTTGGGTGTATAATCGTGTGTAAATGTAAGTTGTTATCTTCAGCTATTTGGTTTCGGTATGGTAAAACATATTCTAAATATTGAGCATATCCGCCAAACTCATTATAAGGGTGGTTTAAGTCCTTCCAACTATCAATTGAAGCCGTGTGTAATTCTCCGTGTTTTTTTAATTCAACTGCCATATCCCAAAATTGAACGGGCGTTAATTTGGCTTTTACGTCTTTTTTAGTTAATACTTTGAAATGGTTTAATACCCAATCAATTGCCTGAGTAATTTCCCTATCTTCAATTACGTTCCTATCTAAAGGGTTAAAACTTTTGCCCGTTTTTTTGTTTATTAAGTCTGCTATTATTTCAACGTTTGTACCTACGTCTGGAAAATAAACTAAGTGCTTCCAGCCGTAAAATTTAGACGTGTTCATTAAACATTCCATTAAAACTTGCGTTTTACCACTCATCGGAAATCCCGTCCAATCGGTACAATTTCCTAAACTCATCGAATAATGTTCGTGTAATTTAGCAAAGCCTAAATACTTTCCTTTTTGATTATAAGTATCGCGATACTTAAATAAGTCGGTTATTACGTCGCCAACTTCGGTAATTTTATATCCATTTAACTCCACGGTGCTTTCCATTTTTTAGGTTCGTTTACTTCTTGTATTGTTTGTATTTTGTCCCAAAACAATCCTTGCCAACCTTGTTCGATTGAATTGTTTATTACAAACTTACATTGTTCATTCGTGTAATTTTCCATTTTAACTAAAATAGAATCTATGCTTTGTTTTGTTAAAGCCTTTTTTGCGGACTTTCTATAATCAATCCAAGAATCTAAAATAATTTCTTTTTCATTCTTTACTTTTACTTTAACATTATCATTAACACTAACATTAACACTATCAGCTATTTTTGCTATCGGTTTTATGCGTTTGCTATCGTTTGCTATCGTTTGCTTTTGCCAGCGTACGTTTGCCCCAATTTTTCCCGCTTCGCTACGTTTGTTAATTTTGTCATTCCATTTGTTTAAGTCCCTCTTTAAACTTTGTTTAATTGGTTCAAAAGCAATTTGTAAAATAATATCGTCGGTTGTTGGTTCTTCGTCGTTTACATACGCTAAAACGTGTTTAAATAGTTTTCCCGCGTACTCGTCTGGTAGTTTGTCAATCATTGATTGAATGTCGGAATATAAAATAAACCCCTTTTTGTTTTCTGCCATATGTTAATTTTTTAGTAAAAAAAAACCCTCATTAAATCCGTTGCCTCTAACCTCAACTTCATTAACAAGGGTAATAATTCCTTTTGTACTTATAATGTTAGAGGAGTACAATTGCAAATATAAAAATTATTTTTAATCTAATTCGTTTTTATCCGAAAACTTATAAACATTATTTATCAAACGTCTTTTAATCTTTGTCAAGTCGTGTAGGTTTTTGCTTTCCATTATGTCCTGAATTAAATTGCGCTCCTTAATTTTTATTGTTTTGTTCTTAAATTCCTCGAATAAGTCCAGCGTGTCGATTAAAAACATTTCGTCTTTTACTTTCTCAAATAGTTCGGCTTGTCTTATTCCGTGAATAATGGTAGCGTGGTTCATATCAAAAATTTCTGCAATTTCACGAAGAACGTAATTGTTTTTTCGTAAGTAAGCAAATATAAACCAACGTCGATGAACTTTGTTTGGCTTCTTTGTGCGCTGCCGTAAGTTTTCGGTTTCAATTATTTCGTGTATTCGTTCAATCAAGTTTTCCATAAAGATAAATTATTATTCGTAAGTAAATGTATTCGCGTATTCTTTTGAGTGCTTTCATAGTCGTTCAACTTTTAATATTAGTTTGTCCCACATTGACATTAATTGTATCGCGTGTTCCTTGTCGTATGCTTCCAAAATCTTAATTGCGATTCGTTTTTTAGTGCATTGAGTATCTAAAAAATAGTTGTAAGTAATCTTGTATCTTTTCATTTTATAAAGTATTTATTGTTAATTTTTTCTAATTTATAGCCAATCTTTTCGTACATTTTTAAGTATCGATAAACTGAGCGTTGACTTATTCCCAGATAGCGCACCATTGAATTGATTGGTCTTGGTTTGATTTGTAAAAACTGCATAAGCTTTATTACTTTCATTATCTTGTGCTGGTTCATTTGTCTTTTGGTTTTAGTATTGTTTCTTCGTTAAATTCTTGTTCGCTTAAATAATCTAAGTAAAGTTCTAAATTGAAACTTCCGCCTTTGTCGCCCTCAACGCTTTGTTCGCGCCACCAGTTCATTTTTCGTTTTAATGAAAAGGTTGTTTGTATAAATTCATTTTCCATTTTAGTTATCGTTTTTTTGTTCGTTATAAAAATCTAATTCGCTTTCCAAGTGTTCAACCAATCCCCAATCAACGGGCGCTTCTAAAACAACGTCTTCAATTGCTGTTTTAATTGCTTTCATTTCGTCAACGCTTGGGAAATACGAATGCTTAATTCCGTTAATCCATTGTTCTGCGCCCGTACAATAAACTTCTATTTTACATTCGTAAGTTTTCGGGTCTGCGTCGTAAAAATTCCAATCAAATTCCATTATAAATTCTACTCCGTCAATTTCATAGTTTAAACTTGCGGTGTATTGCTCAATTTGTAATTCTTCTAAATTCATTTTAAGTAGTTTTAAGGGTTAGTAAAATAACAAATCATATAAATACTTACGCAATATAAAACAAACGCAACTGCCGTGCTTAAAATCGTTCTATGGTCGTCCGTAAGCGGTGTAAAATAATAAATTAAATCGTTTAGTTTAGTTTTCATCTATTCCGAGTTTATCAATTAAAATTATAAGGGTTACTAATTTAGTTTCATTTCGTTTTGTCGCTGGGTCTTGTTGCCCAAATGCTTTACAAAGTTCGTTGTAATCTCTTTGCAATTCGTCTTTGTAGTTAAAGATTGCTTCAATCATTTCTTGTTGGTTCATTTTGTTTGGTTTAAGTTGTTTTTAAATTCAATTGCTTCTTTTTTTGAGTAAAAACCTTTTATTATTTCTTTACCAATCATTACTGTAAAAGTTGGAAAGGTGTAAGGGTTTTTTGTTTTAATTGTCGCTTTCATTTGTTTAGTTTTTAATTGGTTAAAAAAATATGCGTTGTCAAGTCGCACCCCTTGTTTTATTATTAATTAATTGTTTTTTCGTAGTTGATATTATTTTTTAGTAATTCATTTACTAACATCTGCTCTTGTAAGTTTATCATATGACTACCAAAATGATGTTCGTATTTAAATAATCCGTTTTGTGTTAATGTAACGTAACCCGTTGATGTAAAGGTTTCTACGTTAGTTCCTTTAGATGTTTCGTAAGTGTAAGTAGTTGTTAGAGTTGTCATTTTGTTTAGTTTTTAATTGTTTAGTTAATAATTATACACAAATATAAATACTATTTTTATAACTGCAAACATTTTAACAATTATTTTTAACTAATTAACAAAGTTTTTTATAAAACCCTTGTGTCTATTACGTTTCAGCGATATAAAAAAACGTTATCAATAATGATTCTAAATAAGGAAATGGACATATTTTGTCCTCGTGTATAGATAATTCAATAATTTGAACATAAGAATAAGGCTATAACCTTACAAAAGTTCACGTATAATAAGGGAATAACCTTAAATATACTTTACATAATACGAGTAATGGCGAATTATAGTGGAAAATTTCCGTCACTAAAACGGATTATTTACGATTATGGTGGAAAATTCTAACAAAATTTGTGACAAAAAATTAAAATATATGCGTTAAACGTGCGATTTGCCCGTGTTCTTTATGATGAATATAGCCTTCAACCGCTTTAGGAACTCCTGTATAACCTTTTTTGTAGTGCCAACTATCCGTTCCAGACGGACTGCGTAAAGTTTCAAACGTGCAACCGATAAAATCTTTACTTGTTTTGTGGTGTACGTGGTGGCTATAAATGTAGCGGTGTTTTGTTTCGCTCCATAATATCGGAAACTCAGTAGCTAATAATAAAGGTAAGTTTTCGGTCTTTGCTCCGTCGCCGTGCGTTGTTCCGATTAGATTAGTTCCGTACTTAAATGCTTTTCTATGCTTAAGGTCTACATTAAAACGAATGCTTGATTTATGAAAGTGCGCTTCTATTAACTGCATTAAGAAAAACCCGTGTGTTAAATCGTGGTTACTTGGATTGTAAACAACCTCAACTTCTGCAATTGTTTGTAATTGTTCAAGTAATTCAATATAAAGGTTCTTCGCCATTATAAAGTTTTCGAACCAACTTCCGTCCGTGTCTTGTGGTGTTCCGTTAGTCGTTGTTCGCCTTGTGTTGTCGGTGTGTAGAATATCGTTACCAGCAACGAATAAAATCTTGTCTATTTTGAACCCTTGCGATTTGTTTAATATGCCTTGCATTCCGTCCTTTGCTCGTTTTACGGCTATTTGACAATTATAATCTTCTCCAACCTCAAACGCACTTGCTAATTTACCGATATGTAAATCTGCGATGTCAATAACTAATAAATGAGAATCGTCCGTTTTTTCAAACTTTGGTTTGTCGTATTTCGGCGCGTGGTTTTTTACCGCCTGAATACACTCACTTTTTATTATTTCAAAACCTTGTTCGCTTTCATTCTTAAAATTTGGGTTATTAAAAAACAACGAAGCGTTGTCGGTTTTAAGCCACCCGTGTTTTACGTCTTGGTCGTTAATACCAAGTATGTCGGACGCTTGTTTTATTGCTCGGTATTTTTCGAGCATTTCCGCTTCGTCTGGTTTCAAACGCGGTCTATATTTGCTGGTCAAATCGGACGGCTTAATTTAATAACTATTCTTAAAACAAAAAACGTTACGAACCCAATTAAAAACCCCCAAAAGAATAAGCTCCAATTTGTTTTCCTTTTTTCCTGTTGAACTTCTTTTCTTTTTTCTTTGCTATCCTTATAAATGTATTTGTATTTTAATACGTCTTGCTTTATAATTTGCGTTTTGTACTTATACTCAATTTTAGTTTCCCAACGCGTTTTTGGAACGTAAACATTCTTAAAAAAGACGATAGTATCTTTTGACGTTATTATTTTTTCCCAATAAATTGTGTCGTTTTTTATTACCGCAAAGGAATCAACACTAACTATTCTTATCGTGTCGCTATCCTGAATCAATTTTAAGCCGTGTTTAAGCGCCTTTTGATAGTGGTATTGTGCTTTGCGTTCACTTGAGCAACTAAGTAGCGTTAAAACGCTTAAAAAGACTATTAGTTTTTTCATAAGTTCTTTAACATTTCAATCATTCGCGGACAAGGGTAAATATCCGACTTGTCGTGCCTTACTGAATTATGAGTAAATATTCCGTTTTCACTTCTTAACGCTCGTTTGTCGATGTCAAAAATTGAGTCGTTATACTCCTTTGAAATTCCGTAAGCGTCGCAAAGGTAAACTAATAATTGACGTGTCGACTCTATTTGTTCGTCGGTGTATTTTTGCCAAAATATATGTCCTTTGTATTTTCCGTTTAGTTCGGTAACTTGCGAGCGGTCTACTCGTCCACCTACGTAATTAACGAAATATCCGTTTTGTTTTTTTAATGGTCCGAAATTACAAATCTCAATACCGATTGAAATTTTATCTAGGCTTCGGTACGTTACGCCCATTTCTGCAAATACTTCAGGCTTTAACCCTAAATGGTAAGCCCAATGCTTTGAACTGAATAATTGAACGATTGTTCCCTTTTCGCCAATTACAAAAGCCGTCGCAACTTTGCCTTCCTTTTGTTGAAAGTATTTTGCAACCGCGATTGGATTACCACCGCCCGCCGTATGGTGTAAATAGATTTGTTTTTTCGGGTGTTCTTCCTGAATAAATTGGTCGTTAGATAGTCGTTGTTGAACTATCTTCGTTGTGTCTAATTCCATCTAAATCGGTTTTAATTTCTTTAGCACGTGCAAATAAATTTTTCATTGAACTCCAGATTGAAATTCCGCGAATAGCAAAGTAGTTTTCATTAATAGAAATGCACTCGATACTAACCAGGATTAACGAAAGTATTTTTGTGAGCATTAACGGAACTGAAAAGAATTTTATAATTATATCGTTAAGAATAAAAAAGTCGATTAAATAAAAACCAATTACCGCAATTTCGTAAAGGAATAGTTTTGAAATAACCGCCGAAAGTTTACGCGACGTAATCGGTATTCCTAATTTTTTAGCTTTCCAAATTCCTGTAATGGTATCTAATAAAATCGCAAAACCAATCAAAAATAATATTCCCGAAATAGGCAAAAAGAACGCCCCTACAACCGCAAGTAATTTCATAAACGACAAGCGTATATTAGTGAGTAAAATAAATAATTGTATTTTCATTTTTTAAGGTAGTATTGTTCAACAAGTTGATGAGACAAAAAAGCGAATAAAGCAACCCCGCCAAATTTTAAAAACAAAGCGTCTGCAAAAAACATAGTAAACGCCGTTAAATAACTAAAGACAAAAAACAAAACCGATAACGCTCTTAAATGTTCCATAGTTATTTTTTTTCTTTGTTTAATTTAGTTAAATAAACAAGTAACTTTTTAATGTTTGTTTCTTTTGGTTTGTGTTTCTTTTTCATATGTACCAACCCGTAAAATTGTTTTGTGTGCTTGGAAACATATCCGCATTACTATTCGTGCTATATTCGGGGAACAAAGAATTGTTAAAATTTATGTAAGTAATAAAACGCTCCGTGTAATTCTGCGCAATCATACGTTCTTTTTCAACTAAAAAATCCACTTCGTTTTTTTCTACGCTTGTTGCGTTTTCGCTCGTATGTTTAAACACTCCTTTATTCGCGATTGTATATGCCGAAAACGGCAAGTACTCAACCATTGCCCAATGTATAAGCATAGGCTTTACGTAGGTATTTAATAAATTAAGATAGTCTGGCGCGATTGAAAACAATTGACTAATTTGAAGAATTGCGTCGTTATTTCCGCCGTTAACCGTAACTTGGTCGCCAACGTTATATCCTGAACCCGCAATGTTTGTAACGGAAGCCGTAACAATTGAACCACCCGAAAAACCGCAGTTAATTTCTAATCCAGAACCAACGCTTGGCGGAATTGCCGTTGTACTTAAACCAGCGCCCGAATAACCCGAACCGCCCGCAATTACTTGAACCGCAACGGGAACTTTTGTAACTAATTTTGTAACGTCAAGTTGTAATTTTTCAAGTAAATTAGTTCCTAAGTAATTT